AGGTCGTGCAGATGGTTACAAGGCCGACACGTTGCCATTTGGTGAAAGAGCGGTTTGGGTTGAGGACAACGAAGAGATCTTGCTTTCCTATGCAGACAATCCGAAGGTGAATCAAGGGTGGATGCATGCAGATAAGCCGTGGCAGTTCCTCGCCGCATGTCACGAATTGTACCAGCTCAGAGTGTATCAAGGATCTCTTATCGGTGATGACTACACCGTAGAAGATGATGCGATGTACGATTACGAGTCCCATTTGGAGTGCTACATAGACGGCTCCAACAATGGTTCTCAGCATCTGACTGCGTTGACGAAGGATGAGATCACAGCGCCGCATGTTAATTTGATTCCATCAGACCTTCCGGGTGATCTCTACAATTACGTGGCGGAGCATGTCTGGTCGCAGCTCAATAGGACGTTGGGTACGATGGAACTCGAAGAGATCAAGGTCTGTGAGGAATTCATAGACAATCTCATCGAGATCAAAAAGATGATCAGCGCGGCTGAACCGAAGAGTGACAGGCGAAAGGAGTTGGTTACACACATTCAAAGGTTCAAAGAGAACAATCATCTGTTACTTGAAATGTCCGCACCTGTGTTCTGGGCGAGGATCAAGGACTTCAGGCATCGAAGAAAAGTCGTCAAGCGCGGAGTGATGACGATCCCATACGGCGGTACAGCATACGGGTTGGGTGAGCAGGTCATCAATGACGCTCGTAAACACGGCATCGAGCTACTGCAGTACATGGAGCACCGCTGGGGTGCGTACATGGGTCGTGAGATCTTTGTGATCTGCAAGGAATGTCTGAGAAGGCCGACCAGACTGCTGGGCGTATTTGAGGAAGCCGGTAAAAAGGCTGAGGCCAAGAAGGAATTCCTGTCTTGGACGGTACCGATCACCAGATTCCCTGTGGTGCAAAATTACACAGAAGGGAAGGTGAAAAAGATCTGGGTACAGTATGGGCCTCCTGTGGGTGATAAGCAGAGCTCCGGTTTCTATGTGAACACGCTGCAACTGGCGGTGTGTTTCATTGAGGACACCAAGCCATCTAAGGGCAAACAATCACAAGGAGCCTCACCAAACGCCATTCACAGTCTGGATGCCGCACACATGATGATGGTAGTCCATTACGCGCCATTCCCTGTGACCACGGTACATGATTCATTCGGTTGTTTACTGGCGGATATGCCCACGTTGTTCCGTCTAGTCAGGACGACGTTCGTCGATCTGTACAAAGCGGATCCGCTCTCAATGCTCATGTATAATATAGGAGGGGTACTGGGCGAAGTTGAAATAGGAACATTAGATATCAATCTAGTGAAACAATCAGAGTTCTGTTTCTCATAAGGAGAAGTGATGAAGATCTATCGCAATTTCGGAGAGCTGCGGGAAGCTCCACCCGAGATATACAACTACTTCCTTGACATGGAGTGTAGGGAGCCTCCGATCGACGAGCGACCATTCATGGAGTACTACGGCGGCGATGTGATCTTGATTGAGTTCGTCAGTGAGCTCACCGAGATCCCCACCACGGTGGAAGCCATTGGTGAAAACAGATGGAAGAGCATCGCGGAAACACCGGATGCCTTCGATGCATGCCGGTGGATCGCCGATGGTAAATACGTGGAAGTCTACATGGCCACCACGGATGCGGGCGGAGCTTCTTATTTCATTCCACAGAAGATAGCGTTGGAAGTTGATAATGTTGGAAAATCGATCGAGATGTCCAACGAAGCCTGGTCATCACCGGGAGAGGAGGAAGATGAAGAAAGTCCGCCAATGAAAGATTGACATAAGCCATTAGGCCGCAAGCAGGCCACAAACTCAGTTAGGTTGAGACTGTTGAATTAACCCTCTCTTGGGAGGGTCCAAATGCATATAGAAAGGTAATATCAGAATGGCAAAGCTAGAGAATTGTGAGTTGTGGTTCTGTAAGCTTAATCCGAAGCGACCGAGCACTCAATTCAATAAACAGAATCCCACATGGGAATGTCAGATTCGGACCTATTCGAAGGAGGTCAAGAAGCAGTGGGAGGAGTTGGGTCTGAATGTCAAGACGACGGATCCAGACGATGGTCCGCTATACTATCGAGTGAACCTTCGAAAGCGATCATTGAAGGCCGATGGTTCACCGTCGACACCCGTCGAGGTCGTCGATGGTAGAATGCGGCCCGTTGATCCTAACTCGATCGGCCACGGCAGTATTGGCCACGTCAGGATCTTTCAGCGTGAGTATACGAAAGACAATGGTAAGCCCGGTATCTCCAGCACACTTATGGGGATTCAGCTCATCAAGCACATCGTGTATACTTATGATAAGAAGTCCTATGAAGATTCATTTGAAGACAGCGGTGATACCGAGGTGATCAGTCCTCCTGAAGAGGAGGAAGAGGAAGAAGGAGAGGAATCATCGACGCCGGAAGTGAAGGATAAGCCAGAACGAGTGTTCTAAACTACAGAGCGGAGTCTATGGAGGCTCCGCTCTTTTTTCGAAGGAGAGATTTATGGAGTATCTGTACGAGGTCTATAATGTGACCGTCGAACCGGTTACACGAGTGGACACCACCACAAAATTCGAGGATCTTGAACGTTTGTTCGAGAATAAGTATTATAGCTTCCACACGCATTGTGTGCATGTCTGCAAGTTGACCACCGATGAGTTGGTCGATGTGTTCAACAGCGAGGAAGATATGGCGGGTCATCGACAGATGTTGGAACGACGTTCGTGGGGTCCAAAGATGACAATACGAGAGATCGTCACACCCACTCCTGTGCACGGCACTCATATGCATGTGGAGGATGATGGATTCCACATTGATTCTATTCAAGAGGTCTCTGCCATCAACCCTCCTCACTATCAGGACTTCATGGTGGTTGAGCACGGCAGTTATCAATGGTTGGAAGTCATGTGTCGTGTTGAGCGTTATCGTAATAATCCCAATGAGTTTATTGCAGCACTCGAACTGCAAGTGAGAAAGTACATCGATCGACGAGGGAAGAAAGATGCAGATCTCCAAGAAGCTGAGAAAGGTTTGTGGTATCACAAGTTCATGGTTGCATACATTAAGAATGGATGTAAACCAATCTATGTGCGCGACATTGAAGCGATACTCGCGAGGAAGTAAGGAGATGTAAATGTCATGTTGGTTGTTTGACACAGAAACGGATGGGCTGTTGAAGGAATGCACAAGGATGTGGATCATGGTCGCCCATAACCTCAACACCAACAAAAGAAGGATATGGTTGGAAGGCGACATGAGCTGGGTGAAGGAGTTCAACGAAGCTGAGCTACTAATCGGTCACAATGTCCTCGGCTTCGACTTTCCAATGTTGAAGAAGGTATATGACTATGATCTGCCAAGATCATGTGTTGTGCACGATACTTTGATAATGTCCCAAGTGTTGAACTATCGTAGATTCGGTTCAGATGGCCACAGCATGGAAGCTTGGGGTAAATTCTTAGAACAGCCCAAGATGCAGCATGAGGATTGGACCCAGTACTCGCCTGAGATGAAGGAACGTTGCATGAGCGACGTAGATCTCAATATCAAGATGTATGATGTCCTGGTGGACGAGATGAGTAGACTGTTGGAAAAAGCACCACAGATGCGTTCGTACATGCGAGCGGAGCATGCGGTAGCGAGATGGTGTGGTACGGCGAATCGAGTGGGTTGGCCATTCGATGTGGAGAATGCCGTATTGGTCAAGGCTGCACTGGAAGAGGCCATGGTGGAGGCGCATGCCAAGTTGGAATCTAAGCTGGGCTTCAAGACCGTCGCCATAGACAAGAAGGGCGAAGTGGTGGAGTTCAAGAAGCCCAGATGGACCAAGCAAGGCTTCTACGACGCATTCACGGCGAGATGGTTTAATGTGGATCCGTGCTCAGGATTTGAAGGAGAAGAAAGACCCATTGGAGGACCGTACTCTAGAATAGAAGTCAGGCCACTGAGTCTGGATTCGGTGGCGGATGTGAAGGTATTCCTATTCAGGAACGGTTGGGAGCCGACGGCATGGAACGTCAAGCGAGATGAGAACGGTAGGAAGACCAAAGAGAAGACCACTCCGAAGATCACCGAGGATAGCTTAGAATTCTTGGGCGGTGATGGTAAACTCTATACGGACTTCCTGACTGTTAAATCCCGTCACGGGATCGTCAAGACATGGTTGGAGAACGTGGATGAGGAAGGAAACCTCCACGGGGATTCCATGACGATCGGCACGCCCAGCATGCGTATGCGCCACCAGATCATCGTGAATGTGCCGACGCCGGACAAGCCATGGGGCAAGGAACTGCGATCTCTGTTCATTTGCAAACCGGGTTGGAAGCTGGTGGGTTGCGACAGCAAAGGCAACCAGGTGCGTGGTCTGGCGCACTATTTGAAGGATGCTCACTTCATCGAAACGCTGTTGCATGGTGACGTTCACCAGTATAACGCAGATGTCCTCACAGGCATTCTGGCGGAGATGGGAATGGAGCATCAAGTGCCCAGAGATCGCGCCAAGAGAGTGCTCTACGCGTATCTATTCGGGGCTGCAGGACCAACGCTGTGGAACTATATCTTTGATTACACCAAAGTTAAACTGGGTCAGAGGTTGAAGAAGGAGTTCACCAAAGCAATCCCCGGATTCGAGGAGCTCATTGAGCGCCTTGAGAATATCTACGGTAAGACCTCTCAGTTCGGCTACGGATACATTCCGGGCATAGCAGGCAACCGCATTTACTCCGACAGCTTTCACAAGTTGTTGGTGTATTTGCTGCAGGCGGCGGAGAAGGCCACTTGCGCATGTTCATTGATGATGATGGTTGAAGGAATTGAGGAGAGAAACATTCCGTATGTTCCTTTGATCTTTATGCACGATGAACTTCAAGTAATGGTGCCGGAAGAATACGCCGAGGAGGTTGCGGCGATAGGTAAGCGTGCATTCGAAGAAGGCCCTAAGCTGGTTGGAGTTGAGATCATGGGCGGTGACGCCAAGATTGGAAACTCTTGGTATGAAACTCATTGAAGGAAGCGAAATGACCTACGCAATAACGGCGGTGTTCGCCGCGCAGAACAATTGTTGGAGTCATCCCTACACCTACAAATCAAAGTTCCCATACAAAATGGGGGAGGCAGTCGTGGTACCAAAGGGGAAAACCTTTTACAGTATTGTAAAAGTAATTGGATGCGAGGAGAATTTTCCGTTCGATCCAAAGATAGACTATAAGTACGTTCTATTCTCCGTCAACGAGGTGCTGGAAAATGCTAGCTCTGGTTGATGGAGACGTCCTCTGTTATATGGCTTGTAAGTCAAGATGGAAGAGTAAAGTACCTGTAACGGCGGATGCCGACGGCAAGATGGTTACCTTCAAGAAGCTCGGTCCAGATGGGAATATGATCCCCATGACATACACGAAGGAAGAGGATCGCGCTTATCTCGAGGACTGCTGGAGCAACTTCAAAACGATGTTGAAGGACGTCTTGGAGAGTATCTACTGTGACGACTACATGATGGCGGTCAAAGGGGAAAACAACTTTCGCAACATGCTGTTCCCCGAGTACAAGGTACATCGCCATTACGACCCAACCAAGCAGAATGCATTCGTGCCGATCCTCCGTCAGCTCGCAGTGGCGGAGGATTTTGCGGTGGAAGCCACCGGTTATGAGGCCGACGACTTCTTGAGAATGTGGGCTGAAGAGTGCATGTCTGTGGGCCGTGAGTACATCATCTGTTCGATCGACAAAGACCTTAATTGCATCCCCGGATTACATCGTGATCTAAAGAAGAATATCACGTATGAAGTGAGTGAGCTGGATGCGTTGAAGAATTATTACGTACAGCTCCTCAGAGGAGACCCCACGGATAACATCCAGGGGATCTTCGGCGTGGGAGAGGTGATGGCACGTAATCTGGTGTCCGATTGCAACACAGAGGATGAGCTGAAGTTCACTGTGATGGACATGTACCATAGAGTGTATAAAGACGACTGGAAGAATCAACTACTAATAACTGGGAGGATGACTCATTTGCTGCGTCATAAGGAAGACTTCTTCAGCCTAAATGGTTGGCCGGAGCCAAAATGAAATTCGGGGGTATAGTACCGCAGGTCGATTTCTCGACCCCAACATACAGTAACGGGCATTGGCAGTTCCCGGAAAGGATGGGAGATGGTGTTGGTTTCATATATGTCATCAGGGACAATGTGTTACAACGCTTCTACCTAGGAAAGAAATCATTCTCCAAATCAGCGGGATATGGAGATAGGCAAGGTTCTGGTTGGCGATACTATACAACCTCTTCGAAGACCATCGCAGGCATTCTGACTGTGAGACCAATGGAAGAGTTCGATTTCATTTGTCTAGAGCAATATAACAGCAAAAGTGGTCTCAGTTACGCAGAAACATGGACTCTATGTTTCGTGGAAGCACCAACGAGTACACAGTGGTACAACACGAGAATAGAGAAGGTATCATGGGCAGTGAAGGAAGGAGTCACCGAAAGACACAAAAGGAGACTCGCCGACACGATGGCATTTAAGGATATGAGATGAGAACAATGTTTGGATTTGTGCTGTATTCGGCTGGATTGGTGAGCATGTTGATTGGTTCAACAAGGATCATCATCAATGCAGCGAGCGGCGGAGTGGCCACTCCGATTGAATTGATCTTCGTAGGGTTTTCTCTATTAATGATTGGCTATCTGGTTCAGCCGAGATGAACCATGGGAAAGATAGTAATAGCCAGACAACCGTGTCTGGATAGAACGGAGTGTGGAAGCAGTGACGCCCGTGCCATTTATGAAAACGGTACATCGTTCTGCTTCTCATGTCATAAGTGGTTTGCGAAGTCGGATGGAGAACAACCAATTGTGCAGAAAGAATATCATACAAACAAAGTGACGGCGGGTGAGATAGCAAACTATCCCACCAGAGGATTCAAGGAGAGGGATATCTCCAAGACGGTCGCGGAGTTCTTTGGGGTAAAGGTATCGTATGATACAGAAGGAGCAATCGATACCCATTACTATCCGTATGGAGGAGATTCATTCAAAGTAAGAAAGGTGCCCACGAAGGATTTCTACTGGATCAGCAAGTCCGAGAAGCTGTTCGGACAAGATAAGTTCAGTGGAAAGGGCAGACGAGTGGTGATAACCGAAGGCGAGATCGATGCAATGAGCATCGCACAAGCCAGTCTCGATAGATGGGGAAAGATATATCCAACAGTATCCATTCAATCGGCCACTGGTCTGAAGTGTCTGGTCGAGAACAGAGAGTGGGTACGCGGATACGATGAGGTTGTGCTGTGTCTGGATGAGGATAGTGCGGGTAGGAAGGCTCTGGATGAATGCATTCGAATCATCGGCATCGACAAGGTAAAGATAGCCAAACTCTCGCCCTATAAGGACGCCAATGAAGTCCTGACGAAGAAGGGATTCGCCGCACTTAATCAAGCAGTCTTTGAAGCGGCACCTTTTATCCCTTCAGGTATCATCACCAAGGAAGAACTTTGGACTGCCTTGACGGAGTACAATGCGATACCCTCGCATCCGTATCCCGAGTGTATGGAAGGAGTCAACACCAAGCTCAAGGGAATGAGATCCGGTGAGATCGTACTGTTGGTGGCCGGTACAGGTGCAGGCAAGTCCAGTGTCATTCGAGAGATCATCCTGCATGTTCTCAATACGACGAAAGACAAGATTGGAATAGTGTCATTAGAGGAGGCACCGGCGGAGACGGCGAGATGGTTATCCGGAATGTCAATGAACAGGAATCCGGCGAACGAAGAGATCCCATTGGAGGAGCTCAAAGTCGGCTTCGACAAGGTGTTCGGTGATGATCGTGTAATCCTGTTAGACCATCAGGGTGCCATCGACGACAGCAGTATCCTGGATAAGCTGGAGTACATGGCGCTAAGCGGTGTCAGATACATGTTCATCGATCACATCACCATCTTAGTATCGGAAGGATCCGACAATCTGTCCGGCAATGAGGCGGTCGACAAGGTGATGAACGGCCTTCTAAGGCTCGTCAAGCGACATCCTGTGTGGTTGGGTTTGGTGAGCCATCTAAGGAAAGTACACGGTGGTACCGTCTCATTCGAAGAAGGCAGGATGCCGTCCATCGACGACGTCAGAGGATCTGGCTCCATCAAGCAGATCAGCTTCGACATCATCGCATTCGCCAGAAACATGGTGGCGGAAAAGGACTTCGAAAGGAACACCATCAAGGTAAGAATCCTGAAGGCACGAAGGACTGGTCTCACGGGAGATGTAAAGAGCATGAGATATGTCTATGAAACAGGCAGATTAGCCTCGTCGATTGCACCCGACGGGGCAATTGAAGAGTTTGTAAGTTTGGATCAATAACGGAGAAAACATGAGGATCCCTTTCTCATCAGTGGGTTATCTTACTTATAAAAGAACATACGCAAGGCGTTTAAATGATGACGCGGGCGAAGATGGCCCATCCGAGGAATTTCCTCAAACAGTGGAGCGAGTGATCGGTGCGTGTCGTAGTCAGCTCAAAGTGGGCTTCAATTACGACGAAGAGGATCGTTTGCGGGACTATCTGCTGTCTCTGAAGTGTTCGGTCGCGGGTAGATTCTTGTGGCAACTGGGCACACAGACGGTGGATCGTCTGGGTCTGGCGAGTCTACAGAACTGTGCCTTTGTAGTAGTGGATCAACCTATAAGACCATTCTGTTGGGCGATGGATATGCTGGCATTGGGCTCCGGTGTTGGATACAACATCCAGAAAGTCAACGTAGATAAACTACCCGTCGTACGAGACTGGTTCAGAACGCCGACGAGGGTGTCGCATGCCGGAGCAGACTTCATCATTCCGGACTCGCGAGAAGGTTGGGTAAAGTTCCTGGGAAAGACTCTGAAGGCAGCATTTCTCAGCGAGAGAACCGAGAATGGAACTTTCACCTACTCGACCCAGGTCATCAGAGGTAAAGGATCGGCCATCAAAGGTTTCGGAGGAGTGGCCTCAGGCCCTGAAGATCTCGTATGGGGTATCACCAAGATCTCTGAGATCCTTGAAAAGAAGCGAGGAAAGAAGATCCGTCCGATCGATGCTCTGGATATCATGAACATCATCGGCTACATCATCGTGGCCGGTAATGTTCGTAGGTCAGCACAGATAGCTATTGGAGATCCCGATGACATTGAATTCTTGCTTGCTAAGCGATGGGACATTGGCAATAT